ACATAACAAAAAAGCGCACCGAAGTGCGCTTCCTTGTTCTTCCCATCCCGATTGAGAATAAAAGATTATTGGAATGTTAGGTTGCTTACTGCGATTTCACCAACATAGTCAGCCGCGTTACCGAAGCTTGATGCAGTGTTAGTTAACTCAATATAACCATAACGAGTCATGAAGCTAACTACTGGCTCAAATGTTGATGGATCTAGAACAACACCACTGCTCATCAATGGAATGTATGGGCAATAGAATGCTGCTGCGTCAGTTTCGCTTGATCCTTTGTAACCAACTAGTACTGGAGTTGTGTCAGGAGCATAGCTATCAACAAACACACGCATAGCACCATTCAATGTACCAACAAACTTAGTGTTTGTAGGAGCTTCGAATGTACCTTCTGTTGTACGTGCAAATGCTGAAGTTGTAGCTGACTGTAGAACAGTCAATGCTGCTGAGCTAACAACTGCCCAGTTACCAGCGCCACGACGTGTACGCTGAGCGATTAAGTTAGCAACACGGTTGATTAGAACAGCTAATGCAGCGTGTTCGTCACCAACATAAGTAGCTGTACCGCTTACTGTAGCTTGGTTGAATGTAAATTCAGTTGTTGCTAATGTACGTAGTGATAGCAAGATTTCCTGATCGATTTCAGCAGTAATTTCTTGTGCTAACGCTGCCATAATTTCTGCTTCAACGTCAATACCATGCTGGCTTTGAGCGTCTTGTGCAGCTTCGAATGTCCAACGAGCTTGTAGCTTACGTGACTTAGCTTCAACAGCCTGACGTAAGATTTGTACGCTGATTTGCTTACCGCCGTTACCTTCTAAAGCAGCAGTATCGTTACCAGTGTAACCACTTGTTGATGAATCACCTGACTTAGCACGTGAATATGCTTGAGCAATCTTGAATGGTGATAGTGCTTCTTCACCTGCAACAACGCTTGTACCTGCTGCGCTGTTGTCTGTTAAGCTGTTTGCATAACGTACACGTAGTGTATGAATTTGGCCTACTGGACCAGTCATTGGCTGAACGCCGACTAGTTCATTAGCGATAACAGTAGGCATCACACGACGGATAACCGGTAGAATTACACGGTTTAATGTAGCGATGTTACCAGCTGTTGTTGTACCTGCTGAACTTTCAGCAAGTAGTTGCTTGCGAGTGTTTTCTAAAAGAACACCCATTGTTGAACGACGATTTGCCTTTAAGCCTTCTAACAGAGCTTCTTTGGTCTCGTCCCAACGGCTTTCTAAGAGTACTTGTGACATAATATATTTCTCCTAATTCGTATGTCTAATTAAAGCCCTGCCAAACGCTTAATGTCGATCACGTTGTCACGTGATTCTTCGACTTTAGGTTTGATTGCAGCTTTATCACCAGTAACTTCCTTAACTGATTCAGTTAAAACAGGTTTTCTACTTGTTGTTTTTTCTGTTCCGTTATTAAGAACTGCTGGTAGATACTTATCAAAAGCGGCCTGTAAACGATGTGTTTGGACGCTTTCTAGTAAGTTCTTCATTAATGAAGCCTTTTCTTCGTTTAATGGACCTAGCAAATCTGCCATAGTCTTTTCACGAAGGTTGCTTTCCTTAATTACACGAACTTCACGTTCTTTACTCTCAACTAGAACTCTCGCTCTGTTGATTTGGTCGATGGACTCGGCTAGTTGTTGGTCTTTTTCTTCTAATGCATTAATTAACTTACGTGTTTCCGCTTTCTCATTTAAATGAGTTACGCTAAACTCGCTTGCATATGCTTCAAAGATTTTACGTCCAAATGCATTTTCACGTGCAAGTTGGATATCTTCCTTCAACTGACCAATTTCACCCTTAAGTTGTGATGTAACAGCACTGTTGATACGCTTTGCGCTTTCGGCAACGAACTTTTGCTTCAATGCCACTAATTGCTTGCGTCCTTCAGCAACCAACTTAACCTTAGCTTCAACAACTGCTTGCTTGTCTTGTGCGAATTCTTTAATTTCACGTGCAAGTGCATGAACAATAAATTGCTCTAGCTTTTGTTGACTTTCTTTTTGTATTTGGCGATCACTACGTAGTTCTTTGATTTCTTCTGCTAATTTTGTTACCATAAAATCATTGAACTTACTTGCGTTTTCACGTAGTTTTAATTGTGCCTTAACGCGGTCTTCGTTCATTGCTTGTCTATCATTGTGAAATTCTGCAATTTCTTGTGATAAACTCTCTGTCATCATGTTGTCAAGGGCTTCCACCATTACATTCTTGTCATGTTCATATCTTTGTGCGAATTCCTCACGTAGTTCTGCACGGACTTGTTCTTTGGCTTCATGTAACTTATATTCCCATGCCTCGTTTATAGCTTGGCTGGTTTCTTCGTTAATGATACCACTCTCAAGTAATGGTTTGATAGCATCTAACATGCTTAAACTCCCTTATATCTTGAGGTCCTTGATAAGACGAACCACTTCGTCTTTCAGGTATCTCTGTACTTTCTTGTCGTTTTGTGCGTCTTTTGCTATTTCTAGTAACTTATGACCATGCTTCATATTCATCATGCCTTCATAAATTGCTTTTGGATAAGCATTAGGCGCACTAGGCTGTGCGACAATATCCACAGTGACTATTTCAAAGTCACTAACCTTACCTGTAGTATCATCCACGTTGCCGCTTCCTCTACTACTAACACCTAACTTCACTCCAGCTTCTAACATACTTGAAATAAGTTGTCCCATTGGAGTTGGTAATATTTTCAATTTACCGAAACCATTAGGACCGTCCATCCACATATTAGTAATCATGTGTGACACACGGTCTAAATTGATTTTTAAATCATCTGGGTGGTCAACCTCGCCTAAAACGCTGTTGCCTTCAAGAATTTGTTCATTTAGAGTTTGCACAGCATTTTCAATTTCATTAACAGGGTAAACACGCTCATTTGCGTTCTTTACCCCGCCCTGAATGAAAATACCCTTCATATAGAGAGACTTTTTGTTCTCTCCATCTGCTATACTTTCAACGACCATGTTAGCACGGTCGAATGTTAAGTTTTCTCTAAGATACAAAGCCATTTGTTTTAGAGTTCCTTACTTCTTAATAATTTTCTTAACGGACTTCTTGGACTCACCAACGATACTCTTGTTGTTTTGTCCTTGGCTTCCTTCACCGTGCTTTGGCTTAGGAGCTGCTTCGCCCTTTTCACTAAAGTTCTTACCACCTGGTGCGTTCTTGTAACTACCTGGAATTGTCTTTGGACTTGGGTTTAATACACCACCTTGTGTACCACCTGAACTTGACTCACCTGAGAAGTTAACTGCTTTAGCGCCAGTTTGTGTGACTTTTGGCTTGCTTAGTGCAACACTCTTTGTGTTCTGACCGTCATCACCACCTATTTTGCTGTCATATAGGCCAGGAACTTTTTTCAATTGAACAGATTCTTCTAGATTTTCTTCTTCATCTAGTGCTTCTGATTCTTCAACTGCTTCTTCTCCTTCTGGGTCACGAGAGCCTTCCATAAACTGTTCTTCATCGCCCATGTCGCCCATTTCTTCATCGCCCATGTCGCCTTCTTGGCCCATTAGTTCTTCGAACTCAGCCATTAGCATATCTAGTTTATCTTCTAGATCAACAACACGGTCCTCTAATTCTTCTTCACCGTCGCCCATATCCATATCCATGTCTGACTCATCGCCCATACCATCTTCGTCATCAACGTCAATGTCGGCAAACTCATCATCTTCTTCGGTCATGCCTGATTCTTCTCTCTCAACTTCGGCTCCGATTTCACCTAATAGATCACCTACTTCACCATGGGGCATATCGCCTTCTGCGTACATCATGGACTCATATATTTCACGACTTTTTTCTACTACGATATCGTGAAATAACGCACGTGCTTTATCTTCTTCCTCATTGATAATCATATCAATAAGTTGTTCAAATTTTCTGTTATCCATTATTCAATTCTCCTATAGAAATGGCTTTGTAAATTTATTTAGCGAGTAGTACTAAAAACAGCTCAAAATGTGCTATTTTTTTACGTTTTTTGAAAAATTTTGGATTAAATTGGTGCCGCAGCCTGTTCAGCTGGTTTATATTGATTACGTATTTTTTTGAGTTTTTGTGCCCTTTCGTAATTTCTTACATCATTCATCTTACGTAGTTTACGAATTTGGCGTAATGTGAGTTTAGTTTTGCGACTTTCTTTCCAACGTGGTTTGCTGTTATCGTCTTTTTCATCCTGATAACCTGGTACTGCTTTGTCAAACATTTCGAAAAGTTTCATACTATTATTTATCTTACATAGCGCCCGGTGGAGCCATTGGTGGTGCCATTGCGGGCGCTGATTCAGGACCCATAACACCTGGGGCTACTTCAGGAGGTTGGCCCATATCTTGACCTTGTTCCATACCTTCTGCACTTTCTAAGTCAGTGTCTATGTCACCTGCACTAACTCCGATGTTACGTAGGTCTCCGCCTTGTGGTTCCATATCATCAGGCTTTTCTCTTTCTTCTTCCCACATTTTTTCGTTTTCTTTGAGTTCTTCTTCAGTCAATCCTAAGAAACGTTTGAGTGCGAATCGTTTACTAATGTAGGGGAAGGCTTCCATACTAGCAAATGTTGTTACTCTTGCTGTGTCAAGTTCACTTTGGCGATATGCTGCAAAGTTCTGTGGTTCATTGAATCGTAAGTCAAACAAACTAGAATCAATGTTAAACCCTCTCCAACGTAGGAAAAGCTTGAATTCATTATCTATTTGTTGACTGACAGACTTTTGTAATCTCTTGCAATATTCATTAAATCTAAATTCCTGAATCATTGCAGTACCTACACGACCATCATTTAATGGTGTTTGACCATCATCAGGTCCAGTAGGTAAGTAACTACTTGGAACACGTAGACCACGTGCTAATCTATTATTGAAGTATTTTAGGTCATCAATCTCACCTAAGTTTTGACCGCCCTGTAGTATTTCTACGCTTGATCCACGACCGTCAGCAGTAACAGGAAAGAAGTAATCTTCATTGATACTTAGTGGATTATATGTAGCATCCATTGTGCCGCCACCGCCACCTACTGTTGGGATTCTACGCTGATGAATCTCATTCTTAACACGGTCAACGAAAGCCATAGCCATATGACTTGGCATATTACCAACATCAATCTTAAACATTCTGCGCTCTGGAGCACGTGAAATACGGTAGATAAGAATAGCATCTTCCAGCAATTCTTTTTGTTTGTATACTTTAAATATATTCTCTAAAATACTTTGACCAAAAGGCCAATATCTGTCTAACCCCTCTGTTAAACTTAGATGAACAATATGTTTAGCATCTATTGCGGATTCATTTTGTCCTAAACTAAATCTACTTCCTGTGGTACCGTAAGGCTCATTCGGAACTGTGTAACTATATGGCGCGCTATATCCTGCTGTTGGGGGTTGCGCTTGAAAATCTGTTGTAGTCTTTGCTGCAACTGAAAGATTCTGTAAATTTACGTTAATGTCTTTGATGACATACTGCTCAGGTTCTTTACCTGTACTTTCATTGACAATTACTTTGCCAACTTTAGTCATGTCTACCCAATATAACTTAAAATTCTCAGGGTCACGGATAAAGACTTGATCACCGTACTTTATAGTGTTTCTGAAGATTTTAAACATACGGTTGTCAAACTCATTGAGTTTGCACCATTGTTGTAGTTGCTTTTTAATTAGTTCTACTTCGTGTTCAGTAGGATCTTCTTTAAAATCAATGTGAAAAGGTGTGCTATTTTGTTCGTTTAGTTGTGTACTGAACTCAGCGATAATGTCTAAACAAGCATTGACTTCGGCATCTACATCCATCATTTCGTATTGGTTATATCTTTCAATACGATTAGGATGTCCAGTATAAACTTCTGGCAATCTGCTTAGATAATTCTTGTATCCAAATTCTTGATTGTTCCAACCACCAGTTGGGCTGTTCCAATTATCGGAATTACTGTTAAAACCAGAAATGGGGCTTAGTGCCCCTGTAGTATTAACAGCCGTAAAACGCTTTTTATATTTCATACTTGTATTTATTGTTTAATTGCGTAGATACATTTTTAGATCGTTGTGTATGGAATTGCTGCGATCCACACTAGAAATCATATTTTCAAGCTTATTAACTAACGCATCTGCTAATGATGTATCTACTGTATCCTCTTGATTTTCTTGGTAAAATTGATTTAAGTTTACTATTTTTGCCTTAATATTATTGGTTATCTCAGTAAAATCTACTGTAGTATCTTTAGCTTTTAGATCAACTTTGTTGGTCTTTTCTTGTAGTTTTTGACGCATTTCATTAGCTCTTTCAGCTAATTCATTAAACTTTTTCTTATGGTCAATCTTAAGATTTTTGTCATTAATCTTTACTTGAATTGGTTTTCCATTGAATGGGACGATTGCCTCTCTACCATGTAGTGTAACATCATAACCAGATTCTGGACCTTGACCTACGCCACCTCTTTTAAACTGAGGATAAATGTGTTTTGTTCCCTTAACTAAACTACCACCCTCTTTAGGCATGCCGCTAAAATGCATAGGATCCTTCCACTTACCTCCCCAATCCTTACCCCATCCTAAGCCATATTTTTTCGCTAATTGAGAAAAATATGCTGGCATGTCAGTTTTAACTGGTCCTTCACCTCCAGTATCCATGTTACCCCAGTTTTCTTTAGCATTAACATCAATGGCTATACCAAAGGCATGTGCGCTATAAGGACCTCCACGAACCGTATTATGTTTTCTATAACCGCTTAGTGTTTTTACCTTATAGCCCCTTTCTTCCATTTCATCAATCAATCCTTGAAATTGTTTTTGGAATCTAGCATCTACATAATCTATGTTACTAAACTTTCCTTTGACAGGTGCTAGCTCAGGGTATATTGTTCTATCATCATCTTCACCGCTCTCCATCTTAGGCGGCTTATATGGTCTTCTTTTCCCATCATCTTTTTTGTCTGTTCTTACGGGCGGAACTGTTTGATCCGCTTTAGTTGTTTGCTTGCGTTCTTTTTCTACCCTACGACTTTGATCAAGTAGTTTTTTTCTATCTCTTTCAAGTTCTTGTTTGGTTCTTTTTTCTTCTAATTCTTTTTCTTTACGTTTTAATATTTCAATTTCTCTTTGTTTACGCTCAATCAATATTTCGTTATTTCTTTGTGTTTCTTTAGCTAGGTCGCTTGTTGGATCTT